AGTGTACACAGTAATATATGTATTAAATAATTGATATTCAGGCAAAAGAACCCGTACTTAAGGAAAAACAAATTGTACATTTTCTTTCATTTGGTTGAATGTTGTTTTAATTTAAATGCGGGTACCGGCTAATAGATTGATCACTGCTTTAATTGTAGGTTAATAATGGCTGATAATAGTGCACAAAAGGCCCGCAAATAGCCGTAAAACGCTGTAAATACGCGCATTTGAGCAATTGTACATAACGGGATTTAATAGCAGCTTAAACGGGGATAAAAGCCCATATAAACCGATCGCCTGCCCACCTACGGGGCGGGCTTTTTTGTGCCCAAAAATGAGCAAAACAGGCCTTAAAAAACAATGGGCATACTAGATGGGCTTACTAATGCGCTTACTTTTTAACACAAAAACAGACGAATAAACACCCCTTTAAGGGTCAAAATATAGTTAAATATGCGTTAAAAATGGCTTTAAATACCCCTATAACACCCCAATTTGACGAAAAAAAACGGTTATATATTGCTCATATATAGCCACATAAGTGCATAAACACGCTAATATTGCGTGTGTGGGCCGTACAGAATGGGTGAAATGTGTGTGCGAGTGTGCGTTAGTCGATGCGCACAATGCCAACTACCAGGGCGATGCCGGTAATCTCGTCGAAAGGAATTTGAAACGGGGGAAATTCGGTGTTGTCGGACACTGCCAGGAGCGATATGGCGTCGTGCTCGCGTATGCGCTTTAGTAAAAGGCCTTGCTCGGTGGTTGCTATTATGTGTACCCTGTTCCATTGTATAAATTTACTGTCGTGTATAATTGTGCAGGCTACTATATCGCCACTCATGTATTTAGGATACATCGACGATCCGTAAACTTCAATCATAAAATCGATTTTCAGATCGCGAAACTTGGGTATTATATAATAGTCTTTTACGTCGCGTTTTTCAATATTAAACTTTACTGATCCGAAGCCGGCAGCTACCGAAATATCAATAAGTGGATAACCCAACGAAGTGTCTGTATCGGATTTTATGGCTTTAGTTTTAGTTTCGGATCGCAGCATTGGACCACTACCGGTTAAAAGCCAATCGGGGCTAATTTCTGGGAAGTAAGCAAGTATTCTCGCCGTATTTTCCTCGCTCATACCGTTGTTTTGGTCTAACACGCCCCTTGTTATACCAGTTTCTTGGTAAAATTTATACTTTGTAATACCTTTTAAATCAATGTATTGCAAAATATTTCGTTTTATAAGCGATTTTTCTTGCATATTTATTTTGTAGAACGAGAAATCTCGTCTATATTTGCATCCGATATTATTATTCACACAGGCAACAAATGTACAACAATTTTACAAAAACGATATGCAAACACAAAAAATTAACATGATTATGCCTCCGGTGCTTCCTCACGGATGGAAAAAAAGCGTAGCGGCAACGCTTGGGCTGCACATAAACACAATAACCAACAACCTGAAAAAGGGTGAAGGCGAAATGTATGAACGGATTATTAAAGCGGCAAAAGAAAAATACGGAATTCCACAAAAACTATAATATCATGGACAAATCAAAGCAAAGCGTATTTATGCAGATGCATACCGGCGAGAGGCCCTGCGAGGGATCGTTCAACGTGGGGCTGCAACATCTGTTTTATTCGGCAAGTAGCAATAACCGGTACAAGCTGGTGGCCGCATTTCCCGAATTTTTTGGCGAGGAGGTACCGGAGTTTGGAATCTTTAAAAGCCCACAACATGAAAAGCAGAATTAAAGATCGGATCGGCGGTTTGTTTTCGGACCGGGCCGAAAGGGTATTATATACCGCGGTTGCTATTTATGTAGTAGCATTTTTCATTATCCAGGGCGCACGTTTCATTATTCAAAATACTTAATACTATGGTACCAACTTCGTCGCAATCTTATTCAAAATTGCAAAAGACTGCAGAATATTCAAAAGGTGCAAAGTCCTGTAATAATCTTCAGGAAGATAGATGTCAAAATCGTCGAACTTCCCGTAAAGCTCAAATTCGACGCCAAGAAGCTTACAAAGCCGGGATAATTCGCTGGTTTTCTTCTTTTGCTGAGTTGCAGATAGATACTCGGTGAACTGTAATACAATTTTAGCCATAATACTGATTTTAATTGGTTTGCGCTGTAAAGTTAGTATTATTTTTTGAGTAGACAATCCGGAGAGACGGATACCCGCCCGGGCTTGGTTGTGCGGGCGGGAGCAGCCCTCGGAAGCCCTAGGAAAGCTGATAAGTCAGAAAAGACAATCCGGATAGACGGATACCCCGGATGAGCCTGACCGCTTGCCGGGGAACTAAAGCAAAAAAAATTACGCTATATGTTAGAAAAAATCGATAACAGGTTATGCATTCAGGCCAGTGTACTTATTGACTCGGGTGTGATCACTAAATCAAATTATGATAAGATGAAAAATAAGGGTCATCTTATCGTAAGGAGGCGCGGTTGTCTTGGCACCCCTGCCATGGTTGACCTGTACAGCATGCCGGAGCGCTACAAGCGCCAGGTTGACGATAAGTTTGGCGATACAATCAGGAGCTTCGAGTGCGAAAAGCTAATTGAAAAGCGCATCGTGGAGGACCCGGAGGCGATGAAGTATTTTTCGGAATACAAAACCCCAACCGGCAACACCCTAAAGCCCGACCAGGTGATGCAGTATTACAATAACGCCATTGTGCTTAATGCCATTCATCAGCTGATTAACGAGCGCCACGCTATGTACAAAAAGCTGGGCAACCGCAAGCTTCCGGGGAAATGGGAAACCATAGCCAACGAGCTGGCGCAGGTGGACGCAAAGCGGTACCCGCATAACCTGAACCAGAACCCACGCCGATTGAAGGAAAAATACGATAATTACATGACCGATGGCTATGGAGTGCTGGTGCATGGTAATTTTGCCAACAATAATGCCCGCGTGGTAACCGAGCGGCTCGAAATGCTGATCCTTTCGATTTACGGCATGAAAAACAAACCTTACGCAAAATGGGTGTACGAAGATTACCACCGCTTTTTAGCCGGCGACTTGCTTATAGTTGATACCCGTACGGGCGAGATATTTGACCGTGATGACTTTTTCGACGACGACAAGGGATGCTATAAAACCATATCGGAGGCCACGTGCTGGAACATTATCAACAACCCGAAGAACCGCGCCATTGTGGACCGAATTCGCTCGAGCTACCACCGCTACAATTCGGTATCGCGCCCACATTACCACCGCCACGCTCCGGAGTATGGATTAAGCAAAGTATCGCTCGACGACCGCGACCTTCCGCGCAAGATGCACGACGGCAACCGGGTGAAAGCTTATTATGCCTACGATGTAGCATCGGGCTGTATTATTGGCGCCTCGTATTCGGTTAAGAAAGATACTACACTGTTTATCGACTGCCTGAGGGATATGTTCCGCTTTATTGACTCACGCGGCTGGGGTCTGCCCCTCGAAATGGAGGTAGAAAACCACCTGGTGAACCAGTACGAAGACGATCTGATGAAAGCAGGAGTGGTGTTTCCACTGGTTCGATGGTGCGCCCCTACCAACTCGCAGGAAAAGCACGCAGAGCAATTTAACCGTCGTAAGAAATACGGATTTGAAAAGCGTTACCAGGGGGGCATTGGCCGTTGGTATGCCAGTCAGGAGGCCAACAGAACCGAAGGAGAGCGCGTGTACGACGAAGCTACGAATAAGTACATTATCAAAGAAAAAACATACACGTTCGAGCAACTGGTGGCCGACGACCTGTACACCATCGAAATGTATAATAACTCATGGCACCGAAACCAGGACCGTTATCGCGGCCTTACCTGCATGCAGGTGCTTGAGCAAAACCTCAACCCGAACCTTGCCCGCATCAACCGGCCGCTTTTGGTGCGCTATATTGGCGATAACACCCGAACCTCTATACAGCGAAACATGTATGTACAGGTTCAGTATGCCGACTACCAGCTTCCCAATCCGGAGGTTCTTGGAAAACTATTACCAAACAACTACACAGTTGAGGCCTACTATATGCCCGGCGATAAAATTGAGAAGGTTTTCCTGTACCAAAAAGAAAATTTTATATGCGAAGCCACGCGCATCGAAACATTCAACACCTCGAATGCCGAATTTACCGAAAAAGACCGTGAAGCAAAAACCGCACAGGCAAAATACATTGCACAGTTCGACTCGATGGGTAAACAGGGAGTTGATAAGCTTGCAAATGTTGATACCCTCCCAAATTTGGACATAATGAGTGAAGTTGCAGCAGCTGCTGTTGAAGTTCCGGTACCGGCCGAAAATACAGAGCTATGCGACGAAGACTATACCCGCTATTTCGATTCAGAATGGAGCCGGCAGCACGCAATAAACAGCTTATAAACGACAATTAAACCAAATTAAAACACCACTGATATGATTAACGAAACTATTAAACTACAGATTATCGAAGCAGCTCGCGAAGCTCGCACCAACTTGTACCACAGCCAATCGAAAATGGCCGTAGCACTGGACGTTAACCCGGGCGTATTAACCCGAATTCTGGCCGGTGAAACCGAAAAGATTTTATCGGATGCCAAGTGGGTAAGCATTGCCCGCCGGTTAGGCGTGCAGCTTGCAGGCGAGAAGCCATGGAAAACAGCACTGACACCCGCCTATCAGCACATTTACGCTCAGCTCGAAGCCTGCCAGCAGCGTAATACCAGCGCTTTGCTGTGCGATATGGCCGACATGGGGAAAACACACACCGCACGTTGCTACGTAAAGGAAAACAAGTATGCGGTGTACATCGATTGCTCGCAGGTGAAGTCGAAAGATAAGATGGTTCGACAAATAGCTAAGGAGTTTGGGGTTGGGAATACGGGCCGATATGCCGACGTGTACGGGGATTTGGTGTTTTACCTGCGCACGATTCCCAACCCTTTAATAATACTCGACGAAGCCGGTGACCTGGAATATCAGGCATTTTTGGAGCTGAAAGCCTTGTGGAATGCCACAGAGGGCGCTTGCGGGTTTTACATGATGGGCGCCGACGGGCTGAAGGAAAAAGTTGAGCGCGCACGATCGGCCCGTAAGGTAGGATATGCAGAGCTATTCTCACGCTTTGGGAGCCGCTATCAAAAGGTGTCGCCCGATGGCAAGGAAGCCCTGGAAGAGTTCCAGCGCGCCCAGGTGGCCATGGTTGCCCGGGTTAACCGTGAGGACGTGAACCTGCAGGAGCTTATTGGCAAGGTAAACGGCAGTCTCCGTCGTGTAAAAATAGAGATCGCTAAAATGGCATGAGTGAAATATGGCGCGGTACTTATCTCGGAATGACGGTATACGTAAAAGCCCGAAGCGAGTATGAGGCAAAGCAATTGACCTTTGAAAAGGTACTAAACAGTTTTAACAATGGCACTAAAAAGAGCATTAACCGTACGCAATGTACTTGATAAAAAACATGATTTATATGAATTTACAGGCAAGTGGTATGATGCCTTTTCGTGTCCGGAGCGAACCGGAGTATGGTTTATCTGGGGAAATAGCGGTAACGGAAAGACAACCTTTATTTTAGAGCTTATAAAGGAGCTTTCCCGGTTTGAAAAAATAGTGTTTAACTCGCTCGAAGAGGGCACCTCACATACGCTTCAGAAGTCGTTTTTAAACCTTAATATGAATGAGGTTAACGACAGGCTTTTGGTAGTACAGGATAGCCCCGAGGAGCTTGTTGAAAGGATGAGGGCAAAGAAAAGCCCGGGAGTGGCAATAGTTGATAGCTTTCAATACTTTCAGATGTCGTATAAACAGTATATCGATTTTAAACGCAAGCTATCGGGGAAGCTAATTATTTTCATTTCGCATGCCGACGGCAACCAGCCGGCGGGGCGATCGGCAAAATCGGTTGCTTACGATGCAACTCTTAAAATATGGGTTGAGGGCTATAAGGCGATAAGCAAGGGGCGATACATGGGCCCCATTGGCGAGTATGTAATATGGCCCGAACGAGCTACTATGTATTGGAGTAACAAGAATAAGAAATAACACAAACACGTATTTACAATGGCAACACTAACATTTATCGAAAAGCAGAAAAATGCCCTGGTGAAAAAATTTCACACACTGCTGACAAAAGGGCGTATTGGTAACGAGCAAAAGCTCGAGATGCTGGCAGCCTACGGGGTTGAGAGCTCAAAGGATTTAAACGTATATGAGCTTACCGAGTTGTGCGGAAAGCTCGACAAAATTCTTAACCCGGCTGCTGCCGAGCAGGACAAGTTACGTAAGCGGCTTATTGCCTCCATTGCCGGGTACCGGCAGGCTATGGGTGCATCGGCAAGCATGGAGGAAATAAAGGCTATTGCCTGCAGGGCGGCTAAGTGCGAAAACTTTAACCGGATATCGGAAGACCGCTTGCGCTCTCTTTACAATGCATTTAACAGGATGCGTAAGGACCTTGAAAATGTAAGAGAGATGACAGCCGATAAAGTTCAGGAACTTATAACGCTGAACTGATGACAATGGACGACCGAATGAAGCTGAGAGCGGCCGGCTTCACTATATTAAGGGTAAGAACCGCGGAGCTCAAGATTGTTAAGATGACCGGCGACAGCGCATGGAGTAAATATGGCGCTTATACGTCGAAATCGGAATTAAAAAAAGAGATAGCACGGATTAACAATGAGGAACCATTAATGATATTTGAGTATGCTGAATAACGATAGCTACAACCATAAATTCAGGCACCACGGGTCGAACTCACGACAAATGGACCGTGAATTTGTCGACAAGCGCCAGCAGCGCATTAAACGGCTCGAAAAGCGCCTGTGTGAAATTGAGGACTGGCTAATGGAGCAGCCATTTACGCACCCGGAGTACGAAAAAATGGTGGGCGAACGAAATAACATATTAACCCGTATATAGCATGAAACGACAAAGGTTTATAAGGCCCCGCTTGGGCAACGTAGTATATGTTGATGAAAAAGTATATAAATGCGTTCGCTCGCGCTTCCCGGCTATGTGCGATGGTTGTGCCTTCTGGCAGAAGCACGCTGATATGGCGACAGAGTGCTCCGCCCCCGACAATCTTCGGTGTTCTGAAAATGTGTTTATCGAAATACCGGAGAATTCAGTCGAGCTTCTTCCGGCTAATAAAAAGGTAAGCGCTAATCCGTTTTTGATAATTGCCACGGCGGCATTTTGGGGATTTATTTATTTTCTATCAAAAATTATTTTTAAACAGTAATAAAATGACAAAACCAATTGATGTAAAGAACCTGAG